AAAATGGCTGATATTATGAATTTAGTATTTAATATGAATATGGACGAGTGCAACTGTGTATTGTTTGATATTCCACGCGCTAATGAAGGTTTTGTTTCTTATAATGCTTTAGAAAGTATTAAAAATGGTATGGTATGTAATACCAAATATGAGACAGGCGTTAAGTTATTTAACGCGCCTCATCTTATTTGTTTTGCTAACTTTAGGCCTAATGATATGTCTAAGTTAAGTGAGGATAGGTGGAATATTACTAATTTAGGCGAACCTGATAGCGATGATGAAGTCTTATAACTTCTGGGACTTAATGTTCGCACAGCGGTGCTCACCTCTGTGGCCGCGGGTCAGGAGGGAACAGGGCAACAAGTGCCCTTATTCGCTACGCTCACCCTCCGCCCTTGGCCGCGCGCGGTTATATTCATTTTAATATTTATTATCAATAAGGTCATAAATATTAAGGTTAATTATTATCTCTATGCGTCTTCGTATTCGGCATATGCTTGAAGATTAATTTTATAAAAGGATTTGTAATTTGTATATGTTGGGCCTTTCTCTAAATCGCCTATTGCTGGTGTAAATGTTGCGAATAGTGCTAACTGTCTAATCATAGCATTATTAGGGTCATTATCAGTATCATTATATTTAATGACTGCATTTTTAAGTATAGATTTACATACATCAAAGCCAAAAGTTCGTGTAAGTGAAAAGTCGTTATTGACTAAACTTGTTGTTGATGTAGCTGCTGAGGTTGTCTGATTTGCTGGAGACATTTTAAATGATTTTTTATAATATATTTTATATTCATCTTTATTTACTGTTCTAAAAATTTGTGCTTGTGTTCCTGCTGGGTCTGCTGATGAACTACCGTTTTCATATAAAGCTGTTAAAGTATTAGCGATTTCGTTATTATTTAATAATCTACCAAAATATACATCTACAGTACCACAAAGCGAAGAAGGTAAAGTATATCCTGTTGGGTCTAATAAAGTATTAAAGGCTGGTGCGATTTGTCCGCGAATAACCCATCGTTTTAGTTTAATTTGATTACCAATACGACTTTGAACGGTTGTGCCTTGTGAAATAGTGAAAAGTTTAACATTCCAGTTATTTAGTAAATACCAATTTAATACTCCAGTATTGGTTGTGGTACATACGTAATCTTGAGAAGCATAGCTTAACGTTCTTTTGTTTTCCACATTTCTACTAATAATTTGATTAACTCTTTTAGCAAAAGTAGCCGCCTTCGGACGACGGACATACTTTTTTGGATACTGATACTTAGCGACAACTGGCGTCTTAGATTGAACCGAGACTTTGCGGAATTTGCGTCGGTTCTTTTTGAGGTAGAAACCATAGGCCATTTTTTTATGTATATATTATATATTATTTCTTTAAGTCCTTTTTTTATTTATATATTTATTAATATTTAAAGATAAGGTATTATACTATGTTATAATGAGTGAAATAGTTCCAATAGTTCCAGAGGGGGGTAATACTAAAACCCCCTCTGTTAAACAGATAAGCCCTGCTATCTATTGGTGCTTTACACTAAATAATTGGACTAATGATGAGTTAAGTTCCATTAGTTCCAATAGTTCCAAGTTTTGTAAGTTTGCTATTATTGGTAGTGAGGTAGGTGAAGAAGGCACACCTCATCTACAAGGTTATATTGAATTCAAAACAAAGTCTCGGCCAGTTGGAGTTTTTAACAATCCACGCATTCATTTTGAAAAATGTAAAGGTGATAGAGCGGATAATGTAAAGTATTGCTCTAAAGATGGTAATGTTGTGTTTTCGTTAGGTATGCCTAAACCTATTAAGATTATTACTAATCTTTATGGGTGGCAAAAGAATATTGAAGATATTATTCTAACTGAACCCGATGACCGAACTGTGTATTGGTTTTATGATAAAAAAGGCAATATTGGTAAATCTGCTTTTATTAAGTATTGTGCTGTTAAGCATAAAGCTTTATTTTGTTGTGGAGGCAAAATGGCTGATATTATGAATTTAGTATTTAATATGAATATGGACGAGTGCAACTGTGTATTGTTTGATATTCCACGCGCTAATGAAGGTTTTGTTTCTTATAATGCTTTAGAAAGTATTA